AAACGCCCCGACTGCGGTAGTAGAAGTAACGCCACCCGTTGCGCCCATAGGCGCAGCGAGAACAGAAAACCAGTTTGTGTTGTCGATGGTACCCTCAAAGACAAGGGTACCGCCACCGCCGATAGACGTGATGTTGACAAGGACAGCTTCCCTGTCGCTCACGTCCAGAACAAACATGTCTCCTACTGACGTTCGCGTTACAGCGGGAACTACGGAAACGTTTTGCATTACGTGCCAGTCTCGCCAGTGACAGGCGTAGCCAGCTTGAAGGGCGTAACAGCCGCCGCGCAGGCGAGGAAGAACGCTTCGAGTTCGTCGGCAGACGGATGCCTCTCAGCCACACCCACGCCACCCGTGTAAGACGGGGCAGAGGTTTCGATGTAGCTAATCGCTTTGGCCGCGATCCGGCGCAGGTGATGCCCCTGTCCGCCGATGTTCGGGGAAGGGAGAGAGAAAGCTTGCATACCTGTTATCTCCTATATTTGTCAAAGAGGGAACCACCACGGCGACCCGGAGGGTCATAACGTCGGTGGCCTAATGGGTCTTTCAAAGTCTCAGCTAGCTCACGAGCCCGTGCTTGTTCGACGGCACGTTGCTGGTCGATAGCAAGCTGAGCGACCCAATGTCGGACAGCCCCTTCAAGGGCGTCCAGTCGGTCATCATGGATCAGCGCGTTGCGTTCGCGCGTGATCTTAGACATCTGATGGAACACGCTGTATAGAGCGCGCTTAGACATCTCGTGTCTATCGCAACACTCGCGGTCCATATCCACAATGTCTTGGTTTACGATTAGCGACCCGCGAGCGATAACCGGCTCTAGGGTTTCGATGATCCGTAGTTCTTTCTGTCCTGAAACCATGTCGTCTTCGACGGAGGTTGTAGGATGCTGTTTCCTAAGGATCGGAAGCCACACTTCACGGAACGCACCGTAACCCATGTTCTTCTCGATCTTTACAACATTGACTTTCCAGTCGGCAGCGACCTTAGCCAGCCGCTCCAAAACTTCGACAGAGTACCCTCCCGGAAGACCCCCCGATGCAAGCCAGTACACGTTTCCGTTAAGGAAACCTGTAACAGCATACCCGGTCTCGTCGGCGTTCTTTCCGCCGCCCGCAGGGTCAACATACATGCAGATACCTTGAAGCTTAGCCACGTCGTTTGGCTCATCAGAGCTTCCGACGTGCGGGGTGGCCATCTTAAATGTGACGGTCCCGACGCTATATGCTTTAAGGCTGCCTTCGGTCATCCCACGGATAACCTTAAGCGGGAAGTACTCTGTCTTACCTAGGGGCATGACAACGAGTTGCTCCACTTTGAGCGGGAACCGCGCGGCGTCCGCCAGCTTCGTATTCAGCATGTGCTGGAGTTGGAAGTAGGTAGGGCCTTGGTCTAGCTCTTTCTTCTGGAGGATTTCCTCGCTCATGTAACCGGGGTCAATAGGCTGACCCTGATCCCCTAGCATCCCGCCACGAAATGCGAGAGCCGGATTTGCCTTTAGAGCCCGAGAGATAAACGGAGCAAGCATGTCTCCGTAGTTCTCGATTTGCTCCGGGCTTGGAAACCGGCCCGGCCAGATACGGACGGTAAAGCCCCGTGCCGGCAATGTGTTGTAAATGCTCTCTTGAGACTGAGGGGTCCCGAGATACACAATGCGGCCCGTGGCGCAGATAGACGTGAAGTCCCTCGTAAGGTCCAGCAGGAGTTCCCGCATGTTCGCTGTACGAGAATTTTTCGTACTCTCGATATCGTCTGCGATAAGGAGGTCAGCCCGCTTACCTTGGAGGTTGCCGGTAATACCGACGCAGGCCACGCTAGGAGACTTGTCCACACCCTTGAGGCTGTAATGCACGTCGAACGCTTCAACGCTCGTCCTGTCCCCGTTAGTCGGATCAGGGTGCAGACATTCCAAGCCTTCCATAGTCATGATGAGGCGAACGATCAGTGTGGAGATTTCATTCGCTTGTGTGCCGCCTGCCGAGAGGATTAGCACTCGGGAACGCGGCTCGTGAATGAGCGTCCACACTGCGAACGCCGCAGTGATCGTGGTCTTAGCTTGGCCCCGCTGGGCTTGGATCATTGAGTACTGTGGCCCGTGAGCCAAGAAGTTCCCAATGTCGAATTGCACCGGGCTCGTAGGGAACCCAAGGTGCGCCATCGCGTCCTCTAGGAATGTGCCGAAGCTTCGGTACTCTTGCTGTAGAAGCTCAAGTTGCTTCCAACGCTTAAGAGCAGCCTCGGCGCTCTCCCGGCTAGCCATTAGTTAGGCAGGCCCGTTAGGAAGCTCATATCTTCGGAAGCATACACAACGTCTGACTTCCGGAGTTCTCGGGCCTTAGCCCTAGCTTCCATCTTTGCTTTGAGTTCTCCCATAGCGTTGTCTTCGCTAGGAGCACAGGTGATGTTGTTGTCCTTGAGGAACTTAGCCGCGACTTGAAGGATAGCAGCAGAAGGGGGAATTTTGATTACCCTGACCTCTCCGGTTTCCTCGTCGATCTCTCCCGGCAGTTCCTGCCCATTGAGGGCCTCTGACAGTACGTGAGCGACTTTCTCGTGAAGGTCACTCAGCTTGCCTTCATTAGCAGCCATATCTTTACTTCTTCTGTTTTACTCTGCTGTAGATAAACCACCCGATTTGAAGGATGGTATACACAGCAACGAGAACCTGCACGATATCTGCGATAGGCAGACCAAACAGGGTCAGCCCGCTCGTAGCAAGCGCTGGGCCAGCACGAACGGCGTACTCGCCCAACTCGTTGTTCATTGTTCTTGTACTCATGTTTATACAGGGTTTAACGATGTGGAACCAAACTTGTAGCTAAGCGCGCTAACGGTGTTTCCCGCACTAAGGCTAGGCTTAAGAACATTAGGGATTGACACGTCGCTTAAAGTCAAAGCTTGGTTGGTGACAGGTATGTTTATAGCACCGTAGGTTATGCCGGCAGTTGTTCCTGCTCCTGCCCAATCAATCGGAATTTTACCCAATAGGACATTAGAACTGCCCATTCCAGAAAAGTGGATAAACTCTTTGGATAGTGCCATGTCTTTGGGAGCGAGAGAACTTCCTATAAAAGTCTTACTCCACAGCAAGCCGCCACTTTCCGACAGCTTGACCAAAGTAATCCCGTTACCCATATCCCCGAGTACGTATACTGACCCGACGGGATCAACGACAACGGAGGCCAGAAACCCACTACCCAAGCTTTTAGCCCACTTGAGTGTTCCTGAGGAGCTTAGGCATAAAACGGCGTTATCCCAAATGCCGAAGTTCTGGCCGACAATGAATACGTCTCCGTTAGGACTTAATGCAATAGCGCTAGAACGAAACGGATTGTCCGTTGGGTCATATATCCCGTTTATTCTTTTTTGGAATAGTACATTGCCGGCAGGGTCTAACTTAACTACTATGCTTCGACCCTCGGTTGAAATAGCGTACGAGTTACCCTGACTATCAACACATACACCACCAAAATTTTGGGGGTGCTGTGAACTAGAGTACTCAAATCCCCGCACCCACTGGACACCGCTGGACTGCGATACTTTGATTACAGAGGCCCTAGTATACGGGCTGTCAAAGTCGATGTACTCAGCAGCGTAAAAAGAAATGTCCTCTGAATAGTAGGCACTATTGAAGACACGAACCAGCCCACCTCCTAAGTCCCAAGGCTTGTCCTGCACTCTTATTGAGGTCTGTCTGGCTATAGACCCGTAAGAGTTAAGTCGGACGAAGGTAGTCCTTATTGGGTCGGCGGCTGACCAAGGGTTAGGCAAAATTACCAAAGGCAACTCAATGTCACCGCTACCGTACAACACTGGCTTTGGGGCGTAATAACCGTTTGCATTGCAGTAAGTGGAATAAACCACTTCACCGAAACGATCTACCTTAGTGGTAATTACCTCTCTGGAGTTAACAGGATACAAGTCCGATACTACCGAAAGGTAGGTCTCACCAGCAGGTGTTACGGCGAGCTTTGCGTCTGTGAACTGCCCGCCATCTTTACGGAATAAAGAGAGCCAGCTTTCAGGCCCGGCTGAGCTTCCTAGACTAAATCTTCCAGACAGGCTCTCGCCGGGCCGTACTAATTTTTGCTTTGGAAACACCAGCGATTGCGGAGGCATTCCCAGCAGGGCCATTAGTAGCTGGCCCCTTGGGCGTCCGCGACGAAGCTGGCTACGCCTGCCGCGCCAAGCACAAGCTGGTCGCCGGAGTTAAGAAACAGCGGGTTGTTTTCAGAGAACCCAAAATCCACTGGCTCAAGCTTAGCAGCGCCGAGAGAAACTACCGGCAGAACGACGGAGTTAATCGGGAAGAAGGAGGCACCAACTTTACGCCAAAGATCAACCCGCACCGCCGTAGCGTTCGCTTGGAAAGGCGTAAGCTTAAGAGAAGTGATCCGGTCCCCGTCGAGAGAGCCGGTCGCCAGCGTAACCAGACCAGAGCCTGTAGGCGCAGTCAGTGTGCCGGTGTAAGCGGTGTTGTTATTCTGCGCAGTCCACGACTTAGGCGTCTGCGGCGTGATCGCGCTATTAGGCGTCTTAGCCATTGTTATTCCTTAGCGAAGCGCTATGCAAAGAAGGAAGCCTTCCATGCTTTTAGCGCGATTAGTTTCTATGTTGACCTTGTTAGTCGCATCCGCAGCAGCGGCGGTTTGGGCAGCAGTAGCCTTAGTCGTCGCGTCCGTAGCCGCCGTTGTAACAGCAGCGCTGAGATTTGCAGAAGTCGCGTATGAGCCCAAAGCAGACGTAACGTAGCTTTGCGTAGCAATAGCTGATCCGGCGATTTGTGTCCCTACAGGGAAGTTCTGACCGACTGTCCAGTTATTCGCCACGTTGCCCCGAAGGAACAAAGTGAAGTCCCCGTTGATCGTAGCCTGAGCAAACGTGATAGCTTGTTCAGAGTTAATCAGGGCTTGGTGCGCTTCGTTAGCAAACAGGTTAAGTCTGTCCACCATTTCAGCGGAAACGAAGACGGACTGTTTAGCGATGAAGTCAAGGTTTGTTTCGTTGATGATAGCTCCATCGAGGAAGTCCGCTACGGGCAAATCCTTTGGAGTATCACGATAGATTGTGAGAGTGTGGCCGTTAGGAACCGGAGGTGTAATAGTCACTTGGTTCGGGCCAACCCACGACAACACTTGCGTCGTGTTTACATCGGCAAGAGAAGTCGAGTATGCTTTGACGTGGTCACGTCGGATGTAGCCACCAGAAAAGTTTAAGTCCCACGTAGTCTTTACACCGTCGCCGGTGAACGTGTTAATGGAGAACTTAGCGCTAGTAGCCAGCATCGGGTCAAGAGACATGCTCTGTTCCTCCGATGTTAAGGTTGAACTCTGTGCCCGATGGTATCATTTCCAAAGGGCAGCGGCCCGCCCCGTTAAGGACAGGCCGCTAGTTGTTATTCGTCCTCTTGCTTTGTGAAGTTTACAAGAGGTTGGATATAAGGGAGATTACTGAACGGCATCGCTCGCAAGAGCTTGTGAGGATCACCGCGCACTCCCGCGTACAGGTCTTCGATCAGAGAAGCCCCCGGGGCTATGACGCCTCCTAGGAACTTGTTCTGACCGCCGCCACGAACGCCGATGGTCTCCGCGAAGTCCCGGCCCTCGTCTCCGAACCAGCTAGAGAACGCCCCGACACCGACGTCGTAGATGTCCCCGAGAAGGCCGGAGGCTGAGGCGTAACCCATCGTAGCCCGCACAAACGCGCCGACATCCATGTTCTTCTGGATATACTCCTCGCGCTCACTCCGGGACATACCAAGCGTCCTAGCATGAACGCGGGCGGCATGGATGGGAGCAGCGAACGACATAGCGCCTAGAAGGTACATTGCGGACTTAAGCGCCCCGTAGTTCCTAGCGTTCCTTCCCCACTGCTTTTCTACAGCGGTAAGGCTGAACGTCCGGAACTGTGCCAGTATCTTTAGGAAGCCATTGTGCGCCCACTTCCCGGTTTCCCCGGTGTAAGTGCGCTGGATGATCTGAGAAGCACCACGCTCAATCGCGTCTCGCATCTCCATAATATCCTCTTCCAACATCTTAGACTTAAACAGGTCAAGCTTAGTCAGGTTGCCCTTACCGTCGAACTCTGCGATGTTAGGAAGGTCTGCTTTGATCTTCGCTTGGAGCTTCGGGCTAATGCCCATGTCCCTGATAGCAGCGTCGTCTAAACCGTCACGGGTGATCTTCATAAGCTTATGAACGATCTGTTCTGCCATACCACGGGTCTGCACCGCCGTAATCATTCGGTGCCCGGACAGGATAGCTTGCAAGTTTCCACCCAAGCGAAGGGCTCGTGACGTAACCCCGATGTTCTCGGTTCCGTACATCTTGATGCTGTTATCAGGTACGTCCCAAAGACGGGTAAGCGTGTACTCGTCAAGACCAATGTGTCCACCGAGAAGGTCGATACTGTCTAGAATAGGGTTCTTCGCATGACCACCTTTAGTGATCTGTCCGACTTCTTTAATCAGTCGGGGCATAGACCCGATAGCGTTAAAGGTGCGGTGTAGACCAACAGCAGCTAGCCCGTTGCCGTACTCACCGAACTGTGTAAAGCCCATGCCACCTAGACGGGACAGACTGGTAGCAATCCGGATGTTGTCCATGTAGTTATGGTTATGGCTTCCATAGGACAGGTTCAGGAACTCGGAAGAGATTTGATCGAATGCAGCCATGTCCCCTTCGGAGGCATTGCTAGCCTTCATCGCCTGCTTAAGAACATCAAGCCCCTTCTTGCCCATAATGCCGTATTGAGCCAGAGCCACTTCCCCGGAGACGCGACGAGCGTAGGACCGATACAACGCAGTAATGTCCGTGCTGAACAGGTCGATAAGCTTCATGTCGTCTCCGATGTCCGCCAGCAGGTCAAGGCGAAGACGTCCCTTGGTATGGCCAGCGCCACCCCGAGAGAACTTCGCCATAAGCCTCTCGGCGTCATGGGACTCTATTCCTAGTGCCTTCAAGGTGTCATTGACAATGTCAGCAGCTTCGGGATCGTGTAGGTTAAAGGGAACTTGTCCCATCCCGTACCGCTTGTCGATAGCCCGCTCTAAGTACTTAGCAGCCAACGTATCAGAGAACTTGCGGTCATAACCCATTTCCGAGACAAACTGGTTCGACAGGATTTTGCGCACATTGTCTTGCTGGACCCGGGACAGCTTAGCTACAGCCTTGGGATCAAGCCTGTGCATGAAGTACCCGGTTGATGTGTTGCCAAGCCTAGCAGCGCCCACCGTGCCGACGTGTTGCTGTTCGATACGCATGTGGTCCATGCCCTTCTCAAACAGGTCAGCCGCCGCAGACACCGCAGGGTGCGCCGGAGGGGCCACACGCTCCATGTCAGGAGGCAGGTTGCGGCTCTCGATCTCAATAGCTACCGCCCTGCCGAAGTCCGCACGGACGTCGCCCTTGACCGCGTCAACGGCGATATGTACGCCGCGCTCGTTCCGATACAGGTGATACAGGTCGTCATAGCCAACCATATGCCGGTTGTACAGACGCTCCCGTACGACTTGGGACATAGCGGCAGTACGTCTGCGCCCGCCGGCACCTGTGGTACCCTCTAGAAGCATCTGCCCAACGCTACGGGCTACCGGACTGTTAGACGACATGAGCGTCATGCCGGTACTTTCCCAGCCACGGTCGTCGCCCATCTTCGCCTTGGCGAGAACGGACGTGACCCCCTTTGTGTCCACAGGGTTAGCCTTAGACATCGCCTCTGAACGGGCGATCAACTCAGCTACGACACTACGCTCTGTTTCATCTGACACGGCGGCGAGGTTGTACCTAGCGCTGATGTCGTTTAAGACTTCGCTGTTAGTCGTGAGATGTGCCGCAGGGTCGTCTTGCAGGAACTTCATCTGAGCGTCAACCGGAGCGAGAGAAATACGTAAGGTATCCCTAAGCTCCCAAGCATCCCTCTTGGAGACTTCCTCCATGATCTCGTCTGGAGTAGCGTCTGGACCTAGATCGTCTTGCACAGACTTGAAGCGCGTGAATTCCTTCTCAGCCGCCTCACGTTGGAACTTAGAGGCGAGGCTCCGCAAGGTCTCGTCGTTCACACCCTTGATGACAAACGGAGATACTGCAGCCCCCATAAACAGACCGAGCCCGCCGTCAATGGCGTAATCCATTGTAGTCTTGTGGTCGCCCAAAGCGTCCAGAGTGGCGTCTGCCAGAAGGTTAGCCCCGGCACCCTCAGCCATAAGAGAGGCTACGCCAGCAGCCACGTTAGGCTTCACTTCCGCCTGAGCCGCGACTGCCGCTCTTCCGGGAGTAATCACCTCAGCAGAGTTTTTAGGGCCCACCATAAGCGGCACAGTGCGCCTCTTGGTTACACCGTTCTCGACGTAGGTTTCGACTGTGGTTAGGAACGGGTGAGGCTTCTGAGCCACAGGCGTGAGCTTCGTGACGGCTTCAACGGCTTCCTCAGCCGCTACCGCCTTCTTACCGCTAAGCAGGACTCTTGAGCCAACGCCAAAGACTTGTAGACCCTTTCCCACTCCAGCCCCCAAGGCCAGACCAGCCGGGTCTGTGACCGACGCCAACCCTCCATAGATCAGCGCGTCAGACGTGCTCTTGGCATAAACCTCTTGGTGTCCGCGCCGTTCGGTGATGTCTTGCTGGATTTGGGCCAACTCAGCCTTACTGCGGGCTCTCCTTAGACGGCTAGCCTCATGCTCGTTCTGCGCGAACTTCTCGATCTCTTTCCAGTTTTCCACATAGTACCGTCCGAAGCCTTCCTCTTGTTCGGGATGGTCTCTGGTGAACTGCTTGATAATAGAGGCGGTAAGCGTAAGATCAGCAGCAGCGTGAGCGAACTTCTGTACTGGAGAAAAGCTGTTGTCAATCGAGTGCTGCATCCCGGCACCAGCCTCTCGGCTCTGCGCATCTTGGATAGCAGCCTTATTCGTCGTCATCCTTTTCAGAGGGGCGGACGGAGACAGCGCCTCAGCGACCAGCTTGTCCTTGTCTGCATGTTCAGGCATACGAACCTGTCCAGACCTCAGGGCTTTCTCCATATCCTTAGGAGCGATGTCGAGAGAGGAACCAGTCGGCATGTCCGTAAGGTCCCGCATAGTAAGGGTCTTGCCCTTGATCTTCGCGCCCATAGCGTTCTGATCTGCGGTATAGTCGTGTCCTAGCACCTTGCCCACGTAGGCGCGGGTCTCTTCGTTGTTCCAGTTTGTCCTGTCAGTGCCTGCGTTGTAAATGCGCAGGGCGTCATTCAGGTTGCCCCTAGCAAGCCCCATATTCTCGCGCATAGTCAGTGCCGAGACATAAAGGCTCTCAGTGAAATCGTTCGGGTTGTATTGCGCCCCGGTGCGCTTCTCCCAAGTCTGCCTAGTAGCAGGCATAAGACCAAAGTGTCCCTCAGCACCAGCAGGCGAGCGCATGTTCTTGCCTTCGCTGCTTTCGGTGCGCCAGATGCCTTGGAAGACCTCAGGCGACACGCCAGCGAACTCTGCCGCCAGCTTGAACTGATCTGCACGGGCCTTGCCCCTTAGATCGGATAGTTTCATGGTGTCTCCAGTTGAAAGGTGAGAGGGGCCTAAGCCCCTCCCTTATTTATTCCCGCGAGGAATGACTCCCCAATCGGTAGGCGCACTAGAACCCTTTAGAACCTTGCTTCGGATCATCTGTTCTTTACGCCTCTCCAAGTCTTTCACTGTAAAGGTGATAAGCTTGGTCTCTCCATCACCGTCGATACCGGCGATAAAGACTTGGCTACCCTGACGGGCGATATCGTACTCCCTAAGGCGACCAACGCCCATTGCTTTGAAGCGCTCGTCAACTTCGGAGTTGAACACCTTACCGAAAGCGTCAGCCTGAATTCCGGTCGCCTGCCACAACGGCTGAGTTCCCTTGGGATTGTTCCAAGCAAACCTTCCGTAGTGCTCAAGCTTACCTGTAGCGATAGCTTTATCGTATCCCTGTTTAGCCAGCGATGAAACGCTTGCTGAACCGTACTTACGATTTACAGCCACGTATCCCTCGATAGTACGAGAGATGACAACCTCTGCGCTGTCAGACAGTTCTGCGTTTCCGATACCTAGGAAGCCGCCGTCAATGCGCTTAAGCTCGTCTTTAACAGCCGCCCGGGCTTCTTTCCTGTCCTCTTGTCGAAGCATGGATTGATCGTAGGCAGTCACGTTCCCAAAGGCTCGTGTCCAAGCTAGCGCCGGGTTCATACCCGTCTGGATCATGTCGTCCATGTGAGACAGCGCCGTGTGGTACTGGTCCCCGAAGTACGTAGCAGCAGCGCCGCCATTCACGTCGTTCAGCTTCTTCCAAGTGTCGAAGGTTCGGGCGGTCTCGTCGGTCCAGCCTTCTGTGAGGCTGGTCGTGACCCCGGATTGAAGCTGCTCCGCGACCTTGCCGGAATGCCACCCGCGACTGGTCACGAACACCCGGGCAAGGTCCTCTGCCCGCCCCGCCTTGACCGCCTCGTGGGCGACGGCGTCCATCTGCCACGGCTCGACTTGCTTCTTGATGAGCGCGTCGTTGATGTCGCCGCTGGCCCATACCGTCTGGGCGACTGCGGCCTCAGCCGCCGCCTTCTCCCGGACCATGCGCTCTTCGTGAGCCCAATTCGCCTCCCGGTCTGCAATGGCGTCCAGACGGGCTTGGTTCCTCAGGGCGGTCTGACGTGTCAATTCGATCACGTCTGTAGCCCCACCCTCAATCGCCTTGGCGTCAAACAGTTCGACGTCCCTAACGCCGGTCAGCTTTCTAGCCGCCTCGTTAAGAGCGTGGTACCTAGCCGCCGCCGCATTCGGACTGATCCTCTCGAACTTCACATCCTCTTTAAGAGCGAGGATTTGAGGCAGGAGTTGGAAGCGGGCCTGTTCGATAGCCCGACCGCCTTCGGAAACGTAGGCTTTCTCGATAGCGGCGGCGTCCTTCTCGTCCATTAGATCGAGAAGGCCCCGGCCCTTCATCGCCTCAAAGGCGTAGAAGTTTCCCTCTCGAAGCATCCGCCTAGAGGCGAGGCCAAGGGCCTTTTTGTAGCTAGAAGAAGTCTGCCCATACGGGATAGGCAGGGTACCCAAGAACTGTTCTTCCCCCTGCACAATGGCTTGGGTTAGTTCTTGAGACGGTTCCGTGGTACGGGCCTGATCCACATATAGCTTCTGCATAAGCCCGGCTTGACCGGCTATAGCTTCAACCTGTGCTTCGACACCCTGCTCTTGCTGCCATTCAAAGCGGGCTTTGAGAACGGTGTTGATAGCAGGTCCCATCTGCTCCATCATCTGCTTCTGGACAATGGCGTCAGTCCAATCGTTACCAGTTAGCAGCTTTTGGCTGTCTTCCGCAAACTTCCTAGAAAGCTCCTCTGGAGGCAGCCTTTTAAGATTGTCCACATCTTCGAGATAGCTCCTTACCTGCTTAGTAACTAGAGCGTTACCGCGGTAGAAAGCCGCCCCTTCTCTGTAGCCATCAGGACCCCAAATCTTAGAGATCGGGCCTCCGTCGTCGATAGCTTCAACTTCCGCACCAGCGGCTTGTTGCGCCATATAGCCGTTGTAGAAAGCCTCGTCTTGCTTGCGCTTGATGTAAGGCTCTACCAGCCTACCAAGGAACTCCGGGATAGAGTTGTCATTGTACGTATCAGTGAGCGGAGTAGCCCTAACTACTCCGCCACCGGATTGACTAACGCCCATGCGCAAGTTTTGTCGCGGGTCTTGCCCTGCGAACTGCTCGCGTGGATCACCTAGTGCCAAGAGTTATCCTCCGAGTTTCAAAGACGCACCGAAGTTAACGGTGCCTACGTCTGAGTTGTATCCGCTGACAGGCTTGCTCTTGAAGAGGTTAGCTCCCCAAGCAGCGCCCTGACCACCATTGGTAGCCCCGGCTCTGTAGGTCTTCCACCCTTGAGTTGCGTTACCAAAGGCGTTAGTGAACCCTTGCTGTGCACCAGCGAAGTTCCCGTTCTGCATGTCATTGATAGCCATAGAGGCGTCAAGAACAGCCGCACCCGCCTGTGGGCCACCGAAGTAGGTAGCAACGCCAGCCCCGATGAAGGAGGTAACTTGTTGCAAACCAGACATCTTCTTGTGGTCAACGTACTGCGTGAAGTCCAGATCGGGAGTAAAGACCTCGAAGTCCTGATCGGCAATGATAGCCCCATAATCCTGCGATCTATAAAGAGGATCGTAGTTCTGGTTGTCTAGGATTGCGTCGAAGTTCTGCTCGTCGAAGACAGCCGTGTTGTCCTGCTCCGCGATGATAACTTCTCGATCTAGTTGCGCCCGACCAAAGCCGCCAAAGCCGTTGTAAGCCTCGCCCATAGCGTCTGCTTGTTGCCTTCGGGCAAACTGCACTCTAGAGGCGATCTCTCGGTCTTCACGTTCTTCTCGCATGGATTGCCGCAGGGACATAGCGCTGTTAAACGCTTCCACAGACGAGCCACCGACACCGGCAGCAGCGGCGTTAGCGATTGTTGCTCCGAGAGTTTCGGAGTTAGCGATACGGTCGAAAGCCCTGCCCAATGTCGCACTATCCAGAGCAGCGTTGATTTGCTCTTGTAGAGCATTAACCTGCTTACCCATAGCGTCAGTGCGCTGCTTGTTTCGGAGAGACACCGTCCAGTTGGCAACATCGGTTTCCACAGCCGCCCGCTCATTGCGAGCGGCCTGTAGAACCTTACGAGCTTCGGCTACTTGTATAGCCTCGTCGTTAAACTTAGCCTGAATGGCCAGCTTGCTCTTCATCTGCGCCCGGGCTACCGAGTTACTGGTAGCCTGTATCTGACGCCGGGAAGAAGTGACGGTTGCTGATAAAGCGTTACTCGCGTTCTGCAAGCGCACATTAGACCCGTACAGGACTTCTTCCGCAGAGTTATTTGCGCTCTGAACTTGCCTTCTAGCAGTAGCAAAAGATTGTGAAGCCGCGTTGTTAGCAGCCTGCACAATCTTCTTGCTCTCGACAAGGCTCAACTGAGCCGCGTTCCTAGCTTTCTGTACAACCCGCGCCGCGTCAATCTGCGACTGCTTGACGATGTGCTCGTTGCCCGCATTGAGAATACGGAAAGCACTACCCATGAGTTACACCCTTCTCGAATTGTTAAAGTACTGTCCCGTCCACTCAATAGAAGTTATTGTCAGCGGTTGGAAATTTCTAGCTCTGACAGTGTAGGTGCATTCTCTGACTTCCTTTCCTATCGTAGCAGGAACAACGGTAGTCACAATAGGAGCCTGTCCAACCTTGTTAGACGCCCTACCGAGAATACGTCCCGAGAAGTCAACTACTGTGTTAGTCCCAGCAGGTGTGTGTACCTCGACTTTAACGCCGCCACTCTCCGCTATAGAAATCGACAAGCGACTAAGCGTCAGCCTTCCGATAACAATAGCGTTTCCGTTGTTGTCCCGCATATACGGGTTGGTAGGAGTAACGAAAGCGTTATAGCGAACCCCGGTCCATGTTTGCACTGGAGACATAGGGTACTGCTCAATGAACTCGGTTATGTGATCTAGGTCGGTTCCTAAGAAAGCCTTGTTTCCTTGGTCCTTACCGTGGACAAAATACATAACGTCGCCTAGTTGTGACGACGGGTTCATGAAGCTATCAGGGCTAGGAGACAGAACTGTTGACGTTGGCCTGAGGCTGTCAGCGTACGGGTAACTACTGAGAGTAGTATCCAGAACGAACCTGTCACAAGCGAACCAAACTTTTTCGTTTCCGTCCTTATCTTTTCCTGTTCTGAGAAGATAGACCAGAACGTCCCCGTCGTGTCTGGATAATCCGACTATGCTGCCCAAGCGTATATCCCACTCCCACTTAGACCAACTGTCAAACAGACGCTCTGCACCAGTCGCGGTGTCTAGATAAGCGTAAGTGTACAGGTTGTTTCTAGCAGCGGTAGTTCTGAGTAGGATAGCATTAGGCGCGGTCACAGCCACCAGTTCAACAGGCTCACCCTGAATGTACAGGTCGAGTTGCTGGCTGATGTTGAAGCTCTCTGGACTGTCAGCTAGAGAACCCATTTGGATTTGATGGACGGAGGTAACTCCAGAACGTGTCTTGGAGTAGAAGACGAAGTTTCCTGAGTTGATCGGGTCTGCGTCTACCGCGTCCTCGTGAGAGGAGATAACGACGATAGAGGCGGACTTAGGAGACAACGGAGACCTACCGTTCACTGTGTACTGCTTGCGCCGGCCAAACAACAAAAGGTTACGGTCATACGTCGTTGACGTCTTAATGGTGTCATCCTCAGAGCCAAGGGCGTACAGTTCAACCGGGTCATCATCTGCCACTGACAGTACTGAGGACTTAAACCAGTTGAAGTAGTCTCCGGGTCTAGAGAAGAACAGCACAGCGCCTGATCCGACAACTAGCCGGTCTTGGAACAAGCCTAGGTAATCTATTTTTTTACTCATGAAGTACGGAAGCGGCGAAGTGATGTCATCGCCAACTTCGTTCACCTTGAACTGCGGAGTAGGGTCGCCCGTAAGCGAGGTCAGCGAGGCTGACGTACCGCCGATATACAAGGTCTCGTTCTTGACTGTTCCGATACCGAACACAGCCTGAGGCGTCATCTCGTACCCGGCGACTTCCTTCCAAGTTACTTCTGTCCAATTAGAAGAATTGTCCTTAGCTACCGCCATAAGATACAAGGCGTCTTTGCCGTTGTTCTTCTTCGGCCTAACTCTAACAATCTTTCCCGGGTAGTGAACGCCAGAAACAAGATCAATGTTGGCCACTTGCCCTCCAACGGCTCTCGCCAGCGATCCATCACCGCCGTCATCAACGGACACTTCCTTGTAGTTAAGATCATCAAAACACAATGTGCCTGCTACTACAGAGCAAGCAACTCCTTCTGCAACGAATAAAGCTCTTAGCTTCTCAGCGATGTTCTCAGGAGTGATGTCTGCGGCGGCTGTGCCGATCCACTTGTTGACTTCGGCGTTGTACGCATTTACCCGGTCGTTCACCTTCTTCTGGTATTCAGGGTCAGTCGACGGGATGTCAGAGGTAGACAGCAAAGTCTGATACGAAGACGAAACCGTCTTGTAGCTCTTGCTTACCTTCGTTCCGTTCGTGTGCGTCAGGGTTACTGTGAAGTTCCTAGAGTACGCACCACCACGAAACCAGACAACCATTTTTCTGGTGTTAGAAACTTCTGCCCACTTATCGACCGCAGCGTACGAAGGCACTACAGTGTTGCCCGCTAGAAACAGGTACTTGCCCACGTTGACAATAGCAGACACACCACCAGAAACAAGGCTAGTTATAAGCGGGTCTGTTCCTAGAACAACAGGTACAATCTTCCGAGTGTCTTTGTTGAAGGCCCAAGCAAACACCGACTGGCCTAATGAATTAGTATCAGGCCTAGCCCTATAAACGATGTCGTACTCTACCCCACCAACAAAGAAAGTGAACACCTTGTGCCTAGCCGTATCTTCCAGCCATTTGGTATGCGTGGCTTCGACGTAACTGGCTACGACTTTCTCGTCTTGTAGAATAGACCCATGCCTACGGGCCAGCCCGCGCACAGGGTCAGAGATCATGTTGACTTGCTCGAAGTGCTGCCCCGGGCGTCTGTCCTGCGGCACCTGCTCCGAAACGCCTCGCACGACGCTGGCATAAGAGCCTGAGACTTTCGCCATGGTCTGCTCCTTTAGGTTCGACTATAGTTGCGGTTGAAGAAACCCATCCTCGCCATCTCGTACTGTACGGAAGGGCGATAAAGGAGGTTTACTTGTTGATTGCGGATATGTTCCGTGTTGAGAGCAGCGAGGGCCTCTCGGACATTCCTCTCGATAAGCCGGGTCTTTTGACCGTCAGCATCGTAGCTAATCTGGAACTCCATCACCGCGCATTGCGCGATGTAAGAAGCAGCGCTAGGCGGAAGGTCCTCGAATGGGATAGACCTAGTAACAGCGCACTTAACTTCTTGAGTGAACTTGTAGCTTGAATTCTCAGTGTTGTACAATCGCCTACCGCGCTGTACAAAAAGATTTTCTGGCTTGAGGGGGTCAACGCTGATAGCGTCGGCGGGTGTAAGAATGTACCCGTCGTCATCAGGAGAGAGTGTCACTACCTCCTTATTAAACCACCAGCCCTTAGCCTGCTCGCGCCACGAGGCGACCTTGAGGAAGCGAACGCCAGCAGCAACCATAGGATGATCGTCTTCGATAGCGTTGAGAGGGCTCTCGCCAAGGGTAGCGAGCATGTCGTTGATAACGTCAAGCTCTGTTAGAAACGCCATTGTGGCTCCTTATAACGAAAGAAACCCCTACCCACAATTAAGTAGGTAGGGGCATACTAGTATTACGGAATCCAAATAGAGCCCGCGTACTCTGCGCGGTTGGCAGTAGCGCCGAACGCCAGATGGCTGTCAACGAACCACATCTTGTAGTTCTTGTCATAGAACACGTCCGAAGTCAGCGGGATGGTTTCACCAGCCAGCAGAGCCCGGGCCGAGAACATCAGACCAACCAGCTTGGTAAAGTCGCCGTTGTAGGCGTTACCGTTAGCGGTGTTGGAAAGCTCGTGAGCCGTGATGTTCGTGTTCGGGATGTTCACGCTAGAGATAACGGGAACACCGAGCGCCTTGTAGATCGGCACGCCGGTCATGTCGTTACCGTCCGAAGTACGGAAGTTGCCGTTAACGATCTGGTCGGCGTCAGCCAGAGCATAGAACTGCTCGGGGCGGACAGCGAGGATCAGGTCGTCTTGAGCCGGGACGACGTCCTTGTTCTCAAAGAGAACGCAGAGATCGCGAATGGCCTTATAAAGCTTCGCCGGGTCCTGACGATCACCCGCGTTACCGAGAGTGACGACGTTACCGCCGAAGTGGCCGGCAGGCTTACCCGCTTGACCGTTGTTGAACTTCGAGTGCGCAAGCTGAGAAGCCTTCGCCGCCTGAATAAACAGGGCTTGGTCGAAGAACTTGCTGATCCGGCGACCGTGCTCAATACCGACTTCCTTACGCGCATCATAGCTCGTCTGGAAAGTTTCCAGCAGGGCCATAGTGTTCCGCGCGTTAATCAGGGTGTCGATAACGAGGTTCGCCTTGGAGAATTCCGCAACGGTGGCGTCCGGAGCTTGTCCGGGGATAACCTTCTGGAGGGACACTTCACCCACGGCGTAGTTCTGGATAGTGTTAGTACCCCGAACAGGACGGAGTGGAACCCAACCCTGCATAACCGAGCGGCGCTCGATAGTATGCTCCACAACACCGCCGTACTCAGCGATGATCTGGTTCATAGTGCCCGCAGCATCACCAACGGTACGAGCCGGGTTGGTGATCTGGGCAGCCGGAATATTGCCGGCGTCGTCAAAAAGAGGCATTTAGCGTCCTTGTATTTAGCGCCGGACCCTAGACCAGATGGCCTTGTACTCTGGCGAGTTGTTTAGATTGTCGGAGCCGATACGGCGGGCGAGCTTATTGACTTCTGCAACAGCTTCCCGTCGTGTCAGCGGGGCTTGAGGAGCGGGGCTCCCGTTAGCACTCGCGCCGTAACGCGAAGTGGCAGACGTGGGGTTGACGACAACGCCGCCAGCCTTCTCGTATTGGGCAGCAATCAGCATAGCCGCCGCGCGGGCCTGAATAGGTCCGGAGGTTAGCATAGCGTTGAGTTGCTGCTTCTCCTCAGGGGTTGCCTGAGTACGAGCCCACTCCTGAATAGCAGTCCACTGGGCTTCCCCTCCCACCGCAGTATGAACGGCGGAGGCAATGGCTTGTTTAGAGGCTAGGTCCGCCGCTTGGCTTTCCTTATACGCCTTTTCGGCCAGAGCGATGAACTTCTCGTAGCCCCGGGCCTTATCGCCCATACTCGACAGCAGCGCATCCAGCAGGGAGAAGTCCCCATTGATGGCAGCAGCGAAGGCCGGGTTAGTTTCGTCAATACCGAGCTTGCCTACGAAGTCCAGAGCCAAATCAAGGCCCGGGTCTCCGGTAGGCTCAAACTCGTAAACGGGAGTTTCTCCCTGCTTCTGTTCGCCTTCCGCAGCAGCCTTAGCAGCAGCGGCGGCTTCGTCCACTTTGGACTTCGGCTCAACGATCAGTTGTCCGGGATTGTCCTGCGTGGGATTAGTGGCAGCGTCTTGAAGCTGCTCACTTGCGGTTTGTAGTGCGCTTTCGGAAACGGCGTCCGTCAAGCTGGAACTCCTTGTGCTTGTGTCTTAGCAACCTCGCCTGCGATCTGTACGCCCTGTTCTTGGGCTAGCGCCATTGTCTGCTGCTCGATTGCAGCGCGACGTTCGGCTTCGATCTGCTCCGGTGTCTTCATGAATTCCCCGGTGTTAATCCGACGTGCGGCGGCGAAAGCCTTAGCAACAGCGTCAAGATTGAGAACACCAAGAAGTTCGGGCGGCATTGATTGCAGCCCGGCCATGTCAGCCAACCAGAGTTTAAGGTCTTCTAGGTCGCCGGTTCTAGATAGGGCATCTAGGCCCGTTACGATTGAGGGTCGGACCCGACTTTCGCCAAGCTTAAAACCGACCTTATCCATTAGCCAGTAGGCCATAGGAATTTGGAAGTCTACCGCCAACCGGGAATACGCGCCGCCGAGAGAAGTTTCCAACTCTGTAGCCTGCATACGGATTTCTTCGGCAGTAACACGTTCTGCGTCGCGGGTCACAGCGGACCCTAGCAGGAAGCCCCTACCAATGCGAGTGATGTACTCCTGCCCAACTGACATGACGATTTGAAGGTCGCCGCTTTTGTTGGACTGGATAATCGTAACGTCACCGTCTTGCCCGGGGATAGCCGCACCATTCTCACTGTCCCGGAAATCTTCCGGCCTTGTCATCCCACCGGGATTTACGAGCCAACGGAATTCCGAAGAGAGGATGGCTCCCATAACCTGTGCTTTTGAGAGCATGGACAGACCGGCAAAGTCGCCTTGGTAATCCTCGACTAGCCCTGTGCCGTAGTCGGCGTCATCGGACAAGTCCCATGTGAGAACGCGAAACGGAAGTTGATCCTCAGGCCACCTGCCGTTGAATTCAGCAGGCAGTTGGTGCTGGTCTACCCATTGGGTCATTCGATAGTCGCCATTGGCGTCTCGCTTGATCCAACGATAGAGGCAGACTTCACGATCCTCGTTGTTCTTGTACACACCGCCAACCCACTTAGAGCAGACCGCTTGTACTTCCGGGTCGAGTTCGTCGAACATAACCTTGTCGGCTTGGAGAATTTCCAAGATAGCTCCGCTCATAGAACGGCGGACGCAGTAGTTCCTAAGGCCGACAACTCGTGCCCCTTCGGGCTCAAGGATCAGAAGGGCATTACCCGTGACGATCAGGTGCTTTACCGCCTCATATAGCTTGGGTCGAATTGACATCCGATCAAGTTCTGCAATGGCTTTCTTCTCACCCATAGCCAGCATTTCAACCATCTCGGACTTGCCTACTCCTAGGGCCGTCAATGTGGCCTCTAGTTCAGCGTCAGCGTCCAGACGGAAGAATGGCCTACTAGGAGCAAACAGCGCCAGCATGATCTTGTTAGCAAGATGGTTTACCGCCTGTGCGCCTACCGCTTGAAAGTCGTGAGACAACTCGTGATGGTTCTGGTCGTAGCTCTCGTGTGGCAGCAGCTTCGGGATCGTGAAGGCCGCATACTTCTCACAGCGGTTTATGAACCCACACCGCTTGCCCTCCATTTGGAGCCAGCGGCCTGAGGCATCTCCTGCATAGGCCATTTGTACTCCTTAGAGGGTAATTCCCGATGTAGCCGTGCTGTTCGACATGAACGAAGCACGGACGGGCCTGCGCCTGCCTGTCTCCGGGTCGATCTCAGCTTGATCCTTAGTGTCAGAAGCGAGCGTAACTTCCACGCTATCCTGCTTCTTCTGCTCTGTCATCTCTTGCGCCTTAGCGAGAGCGGCCTGACGGCCAATCTCCATCTCCCGCGCTTGCTGACTAGCTTGGGCAGCATCGCGTTGATCCTGCGCCTGCTTATTAGCACTCTCTTTTGCAGCGAGACTTTGTTGCTCCATGTAAGCGAACTGCTTAGCACTAGCCTCGTCAGCACGACGGCCATTCTCAGCAATCAGAGCATTCTGGTTTGCAGCCGCCTCTTGCGTAAGGCGCATGTTTTCTGCGTACTGCGCTTCCTGACGCCTTGCGGACTCTTGGGCGACACGAGCATTCTCTGCAATCTGTGCGGCCTGCCTTTCAGCAGCGGCAGCAGCTTGGGCAGCAGCGTCCCTAGTAGCAGCAGCGGTAAGTTCGGCAGCCTTACGAGTTTCTTCGGCAGCAGCCGTTGTAGCGGCAGCAGTTTGATCCGCCGCTGCCTTAGTAGCTGCGGCTTGTTGCTTGGCCGCCTTCTTCCCACCAAAAAGGTTTCCCATTATTGGTCTTCCTGTGTTAGGTTAGTGCTGGGTCTTGAACTAGGATGATAGTCTCTGTCTTAAAACCCAACTTGTGATAAACAGAGGCGAGCGCGGCATCAGTCCGCGTCAGCGCCGTTCCGACGCACACGAGCTTCGCGCCCGCCTCCTCGCGCTTGCGTTCTAAAAACGAAGCGACGTTCTTGAAGTCACCGCCGGGTACCAGCCTAAGGATTATGACTTCGTTAAGAAGCACTACATCCTCTTTGGCATACCAAGGGGTGACTAATTCATATACGACCAAGAATGCATCATCAACGATGTAAGCGTTATCGCTTGCGTAGATGCTATCTAAGCACGTATCAATATCTATGAATTTGAACCAAGCTTTATGATCTGGCCAAGACCGCATCTTTCGTAGATGCTTTGTCATCACTACCTTAATTAGATAGTAGTCTTGTCTTGTTATTTTACGGATCAACTACTAATCCTCTTCGGACTAGCCTCAGGACGTGCTGTACTCCTAGAGCGAAGCCTGCTTCTAATTCTGTAGATGGAACTGGTTTACATAGAGCTTCTGATTGTTGTTCTAGAAGTTTATATACTTCTGGAGTTAGTCTTACCAATCTAGTTTGGGTATCTTCTGGCAATAGATGCTCCTGTGCCCGATGGTATCAAAATGCAGGAAGCCCCTACTCCTATGAGAAGAAGTAGGGACTGTCCATAACCGACCTTAGGTCTAGATCACCCCGCTCCGGCGGAGTAGGCAGATCGTAGAGCGCAGCAAAATCGCTAAGGGGATCGAAGCTCTCGTACATATCCACGAAGATTTCTCGTATCAACTGATAGAGCCTAGCTGCATCTGCGGCATGGGTTCCGTAGTCGTCATGGATCATAGCGAGGGACATTCCCTCAGCAGCAGCCGCTACAGTCACTAGAGTTAGATGACTGGCGTCGTAAGAGTGGATGAAGTTAGGAGCCACCCCGTTCTTGTGACGGTTCGCGTCTGGCGTGTCCGTATCCACATTAATCCGAAGGAAGGCGTTACCGCACAGGTTGGTCCTAATGCGGTGGCTTGCCTGCTCGCTGTACGCTTGGCTTACTGGAAAGCCCGAAGGTACCGTCCAGCGTATAACCTCAGTCCCATTCCTGATGATAGTGCGGGCAGACGCTTGTAGCCAAGTCATAGCCGCTCGGGCCTTAACTACTACGTCCCCGATGCTATCCCACACAAAGTGCGAAAGGTACTGTGCCGCGCGGCTGTACTCCTCTTTCTCAAACTGCGGGGCGGACCCCATCTTGAGATAGTCTCCTACGATAAAGTCCGCGCAAGAGAACCGAGTTGATCCGTACGGCAAGGTCATTACGGAACGCTTCACCAGCTTCCGGTTAATGCCGTGAGCAAGCCACCTGTCCCTAAAGCCAGCTTCATCAGGTGCGGCCTGCCTAAGCCTTAGAGATGTGACATCAGCTACCATCTGGTAGATGTCATTCGGCTTGCTAGCTGGAACAAGGTTCGTCGCCTTGCCGCCAACCTCGTCCCGAAGCATGGCTGAGAAGTTTTGCAGACCGTTGCAAGAGCCGTCCATACCGATGGGAATTCTGCTCTCGAAGGTATGCGGGTTAGTCACCCACTCCGCGTACTCCATGCACCAAGCAAGGAACTGCAAAGGGCAGTCCGCCTCTGTCCAACCCTGATAGGTTATTGGGTCTGTGCCGAACTGCACAAGCAGGTCCCGGCGGTCATGTACCCACTTAACCCGGTCATCAAGGCTAACCTTGTCGTATCCCCACTTGTTAGCACCATGAATGCAGAACCACCGTTCAGCCTCGACAGTGTCTAAGGGCTTACCCACGGAGAAGTGCAAGAGAGCCTTCTGCATATCAGACCCTTGGGGAGACACTCCCGTAGTCTGCGCGTAGAGACGTCCCCGGAAGTCAGCAAAGTACACGAAGTAGATAGCAGGGAAATCCCTGAACTTATCTGCCACTGTGGTCGCTGTGTAGAACCTTCCGTACTTGGTGCCTCTAAGCTTCATCTGAGTGAACCACTCGGCCTTAGCCTTCTTCCAGTGGATAAACTCTTCTAGCTGCCCCGGCGACATATCGTCGCGGGTCATGTCCCCAAGAAGCCAAGACGGCTTATCAGGCGCGGGGAACTCGGCTTGAGACAGGATTTCTTCCATGTCGAAGTGCTTGGCTACCTGCCTGATAGCGTCCAGCATCGGGCCGTTAATCTTCCAAGCTACCCGCTGTAGCGCGTTGATTGCTCCAAGCGGCTTAGTCATGTCCGCTTCATAGAAACTGTCCCTCTCGCCGTAGCTACGGACAGCGAACGGTTGCATACGGCGCATGGCTTTTGTGTGAAAGCCTCCGTCGCTGATAGAGACCCAGTCTTTAGGCGGCTCTACACAGGGAAGGTAGTAGGGAGTAGTCTCGACGATATGCCCCTTGATCTGTCCGATAAGGTCCGTTAGTTCCTCCGTCAGACGGATGTGGATTGTCTGCCTGACTTGGTCAGCCCGGCCATTTCGCCCCGGCACAGCATCCTGCCTAGTCTCTACCATGCCTAGCTGCTCTAGCTGGTCCAGCAGATAACCGCCGACTTGATCGACGCCACCCGGCCCCCATTCAGGGAAGGGTACTCCGTTCTCTTTAGCCTGCATCTTAAAGACGGTCATGCGGTGCCGCTCTGACTTAGACATCCGCCTGCCAAGGTCATTGACAAGCGTATGGAAAAGAGCGGGGTCCGCCTGCTCGAATAGTCCTAGGAGAAGTTCGTGATAGCACGCCTTCCCAACCGCTGTTGCGACCTTGCGAGCCGCAGGCGGGTCACGATCATTCATCATCAGGTTCAGAGTGTTCCTGACAGCGAGATACGCGACCGCCTCCGGGTCAAGGGCTTCAAGCAGAACTGCGTGTGCCTTACGGCGACCCGCCTTTTTGACAGCGATATCCTCACGGACAAGCTCTGACAACGGCAGAACGAAACGCCTGTAGATGGCTTGGGCGTAAGGGTTGTTGTTCGCCCTACCGCCTTCCTCATTTCTGGTCATCATCCTCTCAGCGCGAGAGCGACCAAAAGCGTACATCTGCTGTTCTAGTTCTACTTGTGTAAGCACGTTGCTCCTTACGTGTCTGGTTCGAGTTTGTCGTACCTGCGGCCCTTCAACCTAGGCTCTCTAAGCAGGCCGTCTGAACTGTAGTCCATAGCCTCAACTTCGACGATCTGTCCGATCCAGTCGTCAAGTTCCCTATCAGCGTCTGACAGGCCGGTTCCAACCCTGAGGGTCTTCCCACGGAAGTCCACAATGAGAGAGCCTATCCGGCCTTCATGCTTGCCCTCTCCGGGCCAAGTCCCTACAACCCGCAGGTCGAAGGACAGCTTCCGCTTGATCTTGATGATCTCTCCGGTGGTCCCGCTCCCGCGCGTCCAAGTCCCCTCAGGGTCCCGGAGGATCAGGCCGTCAAACCCCCCTCGTAGGAGGAGCTCATTGCAGGCGGTCTGAGGGTCCCCGTAGTCGCCCGGATTGATCCGGGCAGTCACATGTACCCGGGGAGAACGAACGCCGCGTGTGAGGCCCATACGGACCCTGTAGGGGGTGGCGTCGAAGCCCCTGTGGAACTCTGCCTCCGGGATCACGTCATGGATGACGAGGATAAGGCTGTTGCTCTCAGTGAACCTCCGGAACGCCCCGCTGATCTCGTTAAAGGGCAGGTCGGGGTGCCAAGCCTCTCCGATAACCACCGTGCCGGCAAGCTGAGGGAAAGTACGCAACTCGCGTATGATCCCACCTAGAGCTTTGTTGGGCTCTCCGGTACGAGAGAATGCCTCTCCGGAGTCCACACGTATCACAGCACAGCATCCGTCGTACTTAGGCTGAGCCTCGTACATAACCGCCATGTCTTCAAGGCGAAGGCGACGAGACTTAACTACCTTATTAATCTCGACTGCTTTCTGGATGATGTACTCAGCCATTGGCGGCGTCGATAGCCTTCTGCACGGACTTAGCGTCAAAGTCCGACTGTTCGCAGATAAGGGCGAACAAGCTGGCTTGGAAGTCATCGCTGGCATCAGGGAACACATCCTTGATACCCTCGATCAACGCTTCGTCATACCCGAGTTGCCAATGAATGTGCTGGCGGGTCTGGATCACAATTTGCCCCGCCTCAGCGGACGGGGGAGTTTCTACAGGAGGCTTAGTGGCTTTAGCCGGGATATGGGCCGGTGTGTCAGTCATGCTTCTTTTCCTTGTGAACGCGCTTGTGTACGTATATCGCACAGCAAATTGCGCAGGCCCCGCTAAGCGCGTAAACCGCAGTAGCGAGCAGGGATTGAGTGTCTTCCATTACGTGCTTCCAAACAAGCACTTGTGAGAAGCCTATAGCTGTGGAGCAGCCGAAGGCGTATAGGTAGTTCCCGGCGTTCACGCATCGGCTTTGAAAGCCTAGCATGAACACCTGAACGAAGCTAGCTGCCGCGAGAAGGAGCATCTGGCATCCTCACCTTAACCCGGTCGTCTTCACCGAGATTGCGGAGTTGCCAAGTCAGAAGGAACATCGCGTTGCACATGACGTGCGCTAGATGTGGCAGACCGCTTTCTTTGTCGTTGTCTTCTCCAGCCTTCCAAGCTTGAAGGTGACGCTCAAGGGAGCCGAGAGCATCCTTGTAAGGCATACCGGCTTCCCAATTCCGCTCTGCGTACTTCTCGGCACCAACCGTGAGAACATCAGTAAGCACGGCCAGAGCGTCCGGAGGAAGCAAGTCGTAACGCCTCTTCCCTTTGTTATACCTGAGCCCGCGCGTCGGGACTTCGGTTTTTGGTCGTGAAGTGCCCCCTATCCGGCGATCTTCTCCGGGAGGAAGGTCCGGGGCGTAGATTTGCTCCAGAACAGTAGGGCGTAGACTAAGGTCTTCCAAAGAAGGAAGCTCCGGTTCCCACTTGCTGTAGCTGGGGACTCCCCAAGGCGAGAAGAACTCCGCACACCCTCCGCACACCTTGGCGGAAGCCTTATGCCGACAATTAAGGCAAGACCGCCCCGACAAGCTGATTGCCTTAGCTGCCCCAGACGAGATACTGCCGCCCATTCTTATTCTCCAATGTGTCCAAGCTGGATCGTGAAGGTATCGTACAGCGAGAGCCGATCATCTTCCCGCTTGACATGGAAGCCCATCCATTGCGCAGGTACGCTATCGTATCCAGCAATTCCGCTGTACTCGATACCGCCCTTAGTTGCGCCGAAGAAAGCCCCGTTGACCACGAAGGTGCCGCTGTTGAAAGAGCAGACGTTATGCTTATCACCCATTCGGAAATACGTGATATGCGTCTTCTCTTGTTCGGCGCGCTTAATCTTGTGCGCCTTCATAGCAGCCTCGTTAGCAGCAACGCCAACACCGTGCTCGTACAGGATAGTCTGCCCGTAGATTTCGGCAGTAGTGTAGCTACCATTCGGAATGTCGAAGGTCACGTTGTAGTACCCCGCCCGCTTTGTCACAAGCTCCAAGAACTTGTAGAGTGGGTAAGACAGTTGCTGCTTACCGGGCTCAAACATATTGAGACCATGATCGTCCCAATCGTGATTGCCGGTTACAGCGATGACATCAAGTTGAATTCCGAGACGGGCCAGAGGCTCAACCACAAACTCGAACAAGCCAGAAGCCGCGTCCCAAATCTGTTCTGCGGTTCCCGTGTCCGTAGCCCGGGCAGAATTCTTGTGCTTCTTGTCGCTCTCGATAATGTCCCCGATGATACCGAGAACAATGCGCTCAACCCGGTAGCCAACGGCCATCTTCTGCTCGATCTGAAACAGGGCAGCACGTCCGTATTCAAACATACGCTTACGGGCAATCAGGGTGCTGTACCCGGGGCAGAGCTTCCCGATCTGTAGGTCTGAGAACAGAAGCTCTACGGTCATCGGAGTACCGACTTGAGCGCCGATGAACTTCTTGAAGTCCCACGGGGGTCGTTCGGGAAGTTCGGCCACCATACGCTCGACGGTATCGAAGAAAGCCTGCTTAGTCCCAAGCCGGTCTACAAGAGCGCGGATATCGGCGCGAAGCCGGTTGTTCTCGCTCATAGCGTTTCGAGAACGCTGTAGTTCCCGGGCGCGGTCGAAGCCGCCGAAGTCTGTTTCGTCAAGGCGACTGACCCACTCGCGCAGGAGTTGTGTCGTCACCTTGCCGCGACCGCGTGCGCTAAGGGCAGAGGCCGCTTTGGTGATAGTGCCGTGCTCGTTTACCGCTTCCTTAAGTTCTTCCGGGGTAAACGGGCTTGGCTTCAACTTTTCTATGACAGTCAGCCTTTCTTCTTTTCAGCGCGAACCTTACGCGCCTTAGTGTTACGCGCGATACGCTTCTCGTCCTCAGTCTTGTAGGTCGGATGCGTCAGTCCGGTGATGTTAGTGGAATGCTTGGCGAGATACTGCGCCAATCCATGTCCGAACGCTTGGAGATTGGTAACTCCGAAGCGAGGGGCGTTGTTCTCAACCTTCCCGAGAAGCGCGTTGCAAGAGCGGTGAAGCGTCCCGCGAACAGCGCCTGTCCCGTGGTGATGGTCCAGCACGGGGTCCTTAGCAACGCCGGGAAGCTGGCAGAGAGCGCATTTGCCGCCCTGTGCCGCGATCTGCGCGTTGCGAACCTCAGCTATCTGAGAATGAGTTAATCTTGGTGCGTTCATCCGTTACTCGTTTTTCAAGGCGAGCCACCGCCGACAGGAGTTCATCGCAGAACCTTCCGCTTATACGCGAATGGCCACTATGATTGGCGAAGTCCAGTATGTGCGCCTTTGCATCGCACCGCATCCACAGTAGTGCTGCCTGCTCGCAAAAGCGGTCAGCCCAATTACCACCCTTTCGGTCGTAGTACTTGCGATATAATGCGGACACTACCTCGTAGGCGTCATCGTTGGTCTTACAGTCCTTAAGGTACGCCTCTGCCGTCTTCTCGCCCATCGGCTTGAAGTACTCTTCCTTCTTGGCGTTGAGGACTACGTGACCCTCAAGGCCCGGGCAGTTATCGGCAGTGTCTCCCATTAGCATTTGAAGCCAGAAGAACTTAGTACCATACATCTTACCGCCTGGTCCGATCCGCTCGAAGCACCCGGGAGATACCCGCACTGTTTCTCGAAAGCCGTTAACATGCTTCCAGATAACATGCAGCCCCGGGATCATCCTAAGGTCTTTATCCGCAGTAAAGATTGCGGCATACCCTTGGGGTGTTCCAATGGCATGATGCAGACAAGCGGCCATACCGTCGTCAGCTTCTCGGGTCAGCCAGTTCTTAACCTTGAAGCCGGCACCCTCGTACTCCATGAGCCAATCTTGGAGGAAGCTATGGTTCCTAGGTTTGACACCGCTCTTGCGGTTGGCCTGATAGGGCTTGACTGTAGCGATAAGGTACCTCTCGCCCTTGTTGCATCCCTTCGCCGTGTTGTGCACAACGATGTGCTCTGCACCAGCAGCCACCCGAGCGGCTTCTAGAAGGTTCACGGCGTTAGTTCGGGCTTGACCTTGGGTTGTCTCGTCGTTGCCGCTAGCGAAGTAGGCGAGGTAATCGCCGTCCACATGAAGCGTCAAGCCGGGTACCATAACAGGAGCTTCTCGAAGCTGTGGTGCCTCGTTAGCAGCGGCCTCGATAGCCGCTCTGAAATCGTATTCCATAGTGTCTCCTTAGAAGGAGAGCGGGACCGAAGTCCCGCCCTACGATCAGTACTCTTCCATCAGCGGGTCGGCAGCAGCGCCGACCTTGGCGTCCTGTGCGGCCTGCGCGACCGCCGCAACCCGGGCAGGAGCTTCCGCCTCAGGAACGTCGGGAGTACCTCCAGCGAACAGGAGTTCCGCAATCACGGAGCCAGCGAAGTTATCCGCAGACTTGATCCGGTTCTGGAAATAGTTCTTAGACTTAGGCGGGGAGATTTCCTCGCCCTTGTCGTTGGTCTTAGCTTCCCAATGACCGTCAATGAAGATGCTATCCCACATCTCCTTCGTCGCAAAGTTCCAGAGGAAGCATTGCAGCGGCGTCTTGGCCTCCGGGACAGTAACCAGCTTGCTGGAAACAGCGCCGGTGGCTTCGTCGAAGACTTCCACAAAGGGAGGAACGATGGTGTAGCCCGCGTCATCCCGCAGGTTCGCATACTTCCGCTGGTTGTCGCCCTCTCCTACAACCTTGTGCACAACGCGGCAGCGGAAGGGCTTACCGAGAAGTTGGGCGAAGTGCGTGCAGGTCTTATCGTAGTTCAGTCTGCTAAACAGCTTGAAGAAGTTTGCCTTATCCACAAGGCTGAGCGTCTCAGTGAAGCCGATGACATGCGGCGTACCGTCTTCTTTCACGGGATGCTGAGGACCGCTAAGTTCCCAAGCGAGATAGACCTTCTCACGCTTCTTAGGCTGGCCCTTGAATTCTTCGGTGTGAACGCCGAGTTCAATGTACTTAATGAGGCGGCAGTAGCCCCACCCTTCGGCGGGAGGCGCGAATTCCCCGCTACCCATCTTCTGCCCTTCGGCCATGTTAGGGCCTTGAGCGGCGGCTTGTGCGATTGCTGCTTGAATGTCGTACATATCACTTATCCTTGATTGAAGGTACGTCGAAGGATGGCACGTACCCAGCCATGTATTCCGCCCTAAGTTGCTGCCTGTAAGCAGCGACCTTGGGCCTAAAGCCTTCCGGCATTCTCTCTTCTTCCATCATGGTTCGCCCCCAAGTCGTGTCAGATGGAACCGGCACGGGGCAAGGCCAAGCGAAGTAGTACTCCATGAAGTCCGATGCTGCCAGCATACAAGCCTCCAGCAAAGCAGCAGCCTCGATAGCAACGCTATCATCAGCATCTGCGTAAAGGGCGTCATGAACCTGATTGACTAGCAGGGCTAGTCCGTCGAAGTTCTTCCGACTGTAGAAGGCGCGAACGGCCAACCACATAGCAGCCTTCGCCCATTCTCCGCCTTCGCCTTGAACGATGTAGTTCTTGATCTCGGTAGGAGAGAACGAAGTAGACGTGCCACGCCTAGCCAGAAACTCCGGAGCGGGTTGCTCCCTGTAAGAGTACAGCTTGTTGTCTGGCGTCCGGTAGAACGACTTGCGGAAGTTGCACTTGAGGCCCGGTATATCCGGATGATTTGCGAACATGCTCGTCGGGATAGAGTTCGCCTTGATCTTCTCTGTCAGCTTAGTGTAGAACGCCTCGATTTCGGGATAGCGCTCGTTCTCTGCTGCAATCAGCGCCTCTACTTCTTCAAGAGACATTCCGGTTTGTTCAGCGATAAGGCTGGCACCTGCGCCGTAAGCTCTCTGGAAGGAGAAAATCTTGGCCTTGGTGCGCTTGATCTTCCATTCCTTGATAGCCTCAGTAACGCAGAGACGAAGGGCCTCTTCGTAGGGTATTCCCTCAGACTGGCTAACGCGGACGCAGTGCATATCCAAGCCTTGCTTAAGGTCTTCGATAAGCTGTTTGCAGTTCGTTAGAATTGCCTGAATGTACACTTCGAGAGAAGAGAAGTCTGACTGGATAATCTTTCCAGACTGAAACCTAGACCGGAACATTCTCTTAACGTCGGACTTGTCGCCTTTGGGCAGGTTCTGCAAGTTAGGATTTGAAGAGCTAAACCTAGCCGTCACAGTAGACGTATGGTTCAGCATGTGGTGAATGATACCGTCTGCTTGCACAAGCGTCAGCATTCCCTTGCTTTCACCGTCGTCGTCCGTCGAGATATAGTACGTCGTCAGGTCTTTGGTAAGGCTAGTCACCTTGCCTAAAGACTCCAAGAACGGAATGCCCCTGTTTGAAAGCGCGGCGATAACTTCTGATGATGTGGAGTACACACCCTCAACTGCACCTTGCCAAGCTTTCTTAGGCTCTGTTACTCCGGGAAACTCGTAGTAGAAGTCAGCCCACCGGCTCTTGGGGCGGGTCAGGTCTGGAACCTTTACCTTCTTGGTCTTATACTCTCCAGCGTTCTTGCCGGACTTGAAGGTTGAAAGGTTCAGTGTCTTCCATCCCAAATCCTCAAGGCGCGGATCGTCTGCGGCAACCTGCTCGCCATCCTCTGTCAGATACACGGTAGCGTCAACCTGCGGGTACGCCTGAGTTCCATCTTCGTTAAGGATGGGCTCCCGGGCTTGGTACTTGACCTTCCCGCCGAAGATGATAGCAGACTTCTGCCTTGATGACCCCCAGTTAAACGCGAACGGAAGGTCTGGCGGAAGGTAGGAGGAAAGCTCTACGCTAAGCTCTGCTATCTTCTCTTCTAGCTTCTTAGCCTGCTCCATACCGAGTTGAACGTCAACGGCCATACCGTTGCGCTCCATCTCGATTGTGCAGAGCAATGAGCCCATGTTAAGCAGGATGGACTTCACCTGACCGCAAGCCCGGGCGATGTCAAGCTGGCCCCTAAAGACAAGCTCTGTATTGCCGATGTCTCCGTGGTCCAAGGGAGTTCCGTCTTGTGCGGACGTGCCACACAGGTACCGCCTAAGCAAGTTAGGGTCGATATCTTCTGTGCTTACACCTGCCTCCCACAAAGCCTTTACCTCATCGAACTTTAGGTTCCCGCCGTATCTAGGCGCAAGTTGGTCAAGGGACAGCATGTTCTCGGCAGGGTCCATGCCTTTAAGCAGGTACTCCGCAAGCTGGATATCCCACACCAGCCCGCCAGAAGCTACCCACGCCATCCAAGCGCGGAGGTTAGCTTCTCCGTGCTCTTGGTCCGCAAGGGCGTACAAGATGTCGAACTTGATGTTCTGTCCGACAAGCAGCTTGTGGCCCCCAAGAAGCTTGGTGAACCAGTCGTGGGGCTTAGGGTTACGTCCGAAGTAATCGCCGCCAACATGCAACGAGTCTCTGGCCTTGTAGCCAGACATCACAACGAAGTTAAGCGGATCGAAAGGATTTCCTTTCCGCTTGAACGACGACCGGATGGTGGTCTCTAAGTCCCAAACAACGTAGTTAGGGTACGTCATTCTAGCACCCACTGCTCTACTATACGGCCCTCGCTTACAACCCTCGCCTCTACGTGCGTAACGCCTAGGCCATGTTCAGGCACTGTATTTTCTGAGTAGTAGAAGCACACAACATCTTCTACCGCAGGGCCAACGTCTTCGTCAGGGGTGTACGGAAGCCAAGCCTTGCCACCCTTACCCGATGGAGGAGTTAGCTCCATACGGCAGAACGGATGCTTCCTCCAGTCCCACTTACCGCGAATAGCGAGGTAAGCCCCTCGTATCCTTTGCGACCGCTGCCACAGCGGGTCTGTGTTATTGTGCTCCATTAAACTCGGAAGGCACGACGTACCGTCCTCGTGTCCCATCAAAGATAACCTCCGCTTTTGGGTTTTTAGGCCCACCTTCGCGGGCGAGTTTGTTCTTGGTCAGACCAAGATACCTTGAGTTAGGGAAATCGTCTATAGCCCCGATAGTCAGGATGAAGTCAGCAGCACCTTGCTTTCCGGTCTTGCTGTCCTTAAGCATCGCTAGTGTCGGGTACGCAAGGTTCTCTCCGTCAGCGCTGATCTGGCTAGCAGCTAGCACCGGGCAGTCATGCTTCACAGCGATAACTCGCGCCCATTGGTACATGGCTTCAAGCAACTGGTCAGTGCGCTGCCCATTGTTGTTTGCAGCACCTCCGAAACGGATGTTGTCCACCATGTCGAACACGATCATAGCGGGAGGCGTTGACCGGATGATATCCTCTACCTCATGGTTCCAGAAGTCATGGATATCAAACACCCGCAACACGTCTGGCCTACCGCCTGTAGCCTTAAGGTACTCCTGACGGATCGTCCCAGCTTGGCTGAGTTTAACCAGTTCAGAAGTGCTTGCGTTCAACGCGGACTGATACATGCGCGAGACAATGCGCTTGCCGGGTCCTTCATTGTTGAACCACAGGATACAGCGTTGCTCCCCGGGGAACAGGGTGTCTACCTGCAAAGCGAAGTGCGTTAGCTGATCCGTCAGGAACGTGGTCTTACCCTTGTCAGGGCGTCCCGCTACAATCCCGAAGTCTCCGGGTCTAAGGGGGCGCATAGACAGGTTAAGAGGCTCAAGCCTCCAATGAAAGCCCTTGTCGTTCTCGTCGTCCTTAAGCAAATCCTCAATACTGTCACGCACCCACGGGGTCTTAACCTTGCGGTTTGTGTCCAGCTCGAATTGCTCCACTGTAGCGCGGAGGACGGGCAGAAGGTCGATCTCGTCTCCATCGTTGAACTTCTCAGCGATAGTTACAAGCTTGCTGGCAGTGTCTGCGGCGATAAGCCTATTCATTAGACCGGCCTCAACTTCCGGCGGAACAGGCTCGTGTATCTTTTTCAGCAAACCTTCGTAGAGTGCCCTTGCTTCGTCGTTTAGCTTAGGATGCCCGAACGTCTTGAACCACAGCCAGAACTCGTCATGACCGAAAGCATTAACGTCAGGGAATTCACGGTAGAACTTACCGAAGTCATCCAGAATAGTTTGGGTCTTAATGTCGAGCACATGCTTTGGCACTGCTCGTATCAGCTTCTCGTAACGCTCGCGCGTCCTAAGGAGCCGCAGCAGGGTCAAGTCCAAGGACAGAAGCTATCTCCTCTTTGCTATGAAATTTTGGGTCTCGTTCTGAGTACACCGGCTTAGCGTCTATGCCGATAGTTCGCAAAGCCTTAACAGCCTTGCTCGAACCTTTGCGGCCTGATGCATCCGGGTCTAACCACACTCTGACAGGCTTATCTGCCAGCATAAGTTGGTTCAACACAGGATCAGGTAGCGATGTTCCTAGGATAGACCAAGCCTCAGTAACTTCGCCTACCCGCACGGCGGATAGAATATCCTCTGTCAATACGATCACAGGACCGGCTCCGTACTTAGCCACTAGCTTTGTACGGTCAACCGCAGGGTTGATGTACTTAGTCCCGTCTTTGTCGAAGCCTCGCGCTTGCCAATAGACAAGCTTGCCATCTGATGTGACAGGCAGGACAACGCGCTTTGTCGGCTCGTGATAGTAGAAGCCGCATTGCATTATCCGTTCGTTGGATATGCCCGCCTTGTAAAGCCAGACCCTAGGGATCAGCGGCCATGTGGTTGGGACGAAGTTCGCAGGCATAGGCGGGCGCAAGTCGCGCTCTATCTCCGCTTCTGCAATGGCCTGCTTACGAAGGCGCTCAATCCTCTCGGAGAGGTTCTCCGGAGGTTTAGGTACCCATCCCGGTTCGTTGCATCGGTGGCACCAAGCGCCCCAGCCCGCTTCCTTGTGGTCTACAATCAGGACTGTTCCCGGCCCGCAATCATGGGTAGTGCGCTTTCGCTTACCTTCTGGCAGGGCTTGAGCCTTGCTTAGCCATCCTGCGGGATCGAGCATCAGTCTTCCTTCTTAGCGACCTTTGGCTTACGCGGTCTCATACTGTCCGCGATGTCCTGTTGTTTCTTGCGGTACTCTCTGGCCCTAGCTTCTGCGTCCATCTGGGCAACGCGGCGGTCAATGAAATCACCGATGATCACGGCTGTCATTGTCTCGTTCCATTGCTTGCGCCACTACAAGGGCCATGCCCACAGGGGCTTCCATGAAAACGTCAACAGGGGTGCTATCCACATCCCAGCCCGCTGCATCCATGATAGCACGGTCGTCCTCGTCTGTGCTGTACCGAACCTCTTGTCCAGACAGGTAGTCGTAGTTCGTGACCATGCAGTCATCGTCCGAAGCCGGGACGTTAAGTCCCAAGCCCCGGAGCATATCGTTCGTGTGCTTGAGGGACACGGTTAAAGCTTACGGCGAAGTTGCCGCAGTTCTTCAACAGCAGCAGACCGGAGGTTCTTAGCGTGACGGCGAGCCTTATAGGCGCTGTCAACGTGCTGCTCAGCACGGGCTGAAAGTTCCTCAGTGATCTTCGACATGAGGTCATACAGACGATTAGCGCGCCGCTCGAATTCCGGGGCGACAGCTTCCGCCTTGGCAACGGCCTTACGAAGACCGGAGGAATGCAGATTGATGGTGTAATTCACAAGAGCGCGAGTTACGGCGAGGGTTCTAGACATTGATGGTCCTTAGGCTAGCGCCCCAGCAGGATTGCCGGGGCGCGCGTCTCTAGTTCGTATATCGGTCGTGATATGAGGCGATTACGCCTCTGACAGCGGGTCCGCCTCGATACCGGCGTCGTCAGAGACTTCGCCTTCCGGGGCGTCGAAGTTCGTGGTGATGTCGGCAAAGCGGACCTTATAGGTCGTGACATCCATACCTTCACCGGACTGGATAGCGGCCAGCTTACCAGCCTTAGCATCCTCGCCAACGGCGATAACGACACCCGACAGGGTACGCTTCTTTTCGGCGCGGCCAAAGGTGAACTCAACGCGATTACCCACATCGACGTTAGCGAGGATGGTCACGGCGTTAAGCTTGGCACGCAGCTTTTCGACGCGAGCCAAGGCGGCGTCGAGTTGTTCTTGAACGGTCTTAGCCATAGTCAGTTTCCTTTTGTTACCCGGGGACTATTCCCCGGAACGGCGTCCATCTGGACAGTAGACAGGCCGGGGTTGCCAGCCTGTCAGCTTTCGAGATGTCGGAATTCGTGAGCCCGATGGTATCAATTCGTTAGTACGGAACTTTCCGTGTTAGGTTCGGCCAAACGTAGGACCGCTCCTTTTGGTCCGGTCGGTACCTTGTCGCTTCCATCCAGTCTGTAACAGGCCGGGCGGGATGACTTGGCATAACGTGTCCGACGAAGCGGACGGGCAGGTCTGAGGCGGTAGGGCGTCGGAAGTTCACTGGTCAGCCTCCTTTGCGATGGTGGCGGGGTCTAAGGCGCGGATAGAGGACCACACGGCGTCAATGTATTTCAGGTCAAAGGGCTCCGCGTGAGAGTTTAGGAGCGCAGCTTTTGCAGCAGCCTCCAGCCCTAGCCGGATGCCCTCAAGACGGGCGGCGTCGATCAGGTGCTGGTTAATAATGTTCCATCGGAACCACTCCACGCGGTCCCATTCAAAATCGCGGGCCGGGCCGACAAGATAGTCGATATGGCCCTCATCGACCTCCACCCACACATCATCCCCGACTGGCTGGGGTCCGCCGTTGTGTTTGATCCAGTCAGTCATGTTGCGCCTCCTTTGCGAGGATAGCCTCAGGATCAGCAAAGCCGAACATGGGCAGGAAGGTGAAGGGCTGACCGCTCTCACGCAGGATGCGCGCGCCTTGGATTTCATTGGTCGCCTCTCCCGAGGACCGCCCCGCCATTTCTATTGCGGCCCGAGAGGCGGCAGCCTGCCATGCATTGCCTGCGGCGTCTGCCCCTACGGCGGCGAAGCTGGCGTCATGTACGTTAGCCCGTAGGGCTTCATGTTCGGGGCTCCTGAAGGGTCTGCCCAATCTGGCGTCCGCCGGCGTCCGGGTCCGGATGGTGTCCCATTCCCACGGCGTCATCCGGTCAAGATGCCGCCAGAACGCCAGCACGGTTTCGGCTTGATCCCCGAGTACCTTAGCCGGGTCTGTCAAAACTACAGACGGTGCTCCGGGGTGATGGTCGTTAACCAGCCGGAGCAAAATCGCATGTGATACGCTGATACCAAGCAGACGGCCCGTCTGCATATCCGCGAACGCTTGTGTCGTGTTACGAAGTCGTTCTGGGCTCCAGCCGCCGATGTAATGCAGCGCTTGCCCTTGGGCGCACATACAACCGTCAGCTCCGATCAGAAAGCCCTTAATCGGGATACCGTCGGGCTCTGCCCACTTAGCGACAAGGGTTTCAATCGCGGTGTTCATTGGATAGTTTCCTTTTGACATACCCGGATTACGCGGGCTTTCCGAAGTGAATGCCGGCAAGGTCAAGAGCGTAGCGGTCCAGAGGCTCATCGCCAAGGGCGATACACACCCGGCCAGCGAGACCTCGCCAGCAATCGAGGTTCCACTCAGTGAATGTCCGCTGATCGTCCGGAAAATCCCCGTGCTGGATGCTGTAGATTTGCTGGCCTATAACTTCCGTCAGGATGAGGGCGGCGAACTCCTCTACTTCGTCATCATGTTCATACCTGTTGAGGAGTTGGGCAATCTGGACATAAGCGGTCGCCGCCTCGCCAGCTACAGTGAACGGGAGTTGATGGTGCCAGTGCACGGCGTCATGCCAAGCGCGAGCAGCGTAGTTCACTTCCTTATCAGCGTAGATCGTCTCGTCTGATCCTCCGGACCAAACGACCATGCCTTCCTCCCGCATAGCGCGGTTAAGTTCAGGCAGGTTTGAAGGGGCCGAAAGATAGCAGTCCTCAACTCGCCATCCGCGAGGGAGCACGGCCCTAGCCATCGCCACTGTAGCGACGTTGAAGCCAAGGTTAAGCGGCTTGAAGAGCGCGGGCGCATGGCGCTCAATGAAGTCTTCTCCGAACATTACCGAACTCCTTTTTGCGAATTGAGGTTGCGCTTAG